ATGCTTTGCGGTAAAAAGATCAAGAAAAGAGATTGAAACAATATTAGGAAAGGAAATATGAAAATCATTATTGAGAAAAAGACAAAATACGGAAATGAGCTTTTTTATCCAGTTTGTGCAAAGGCGCAGGCATTTGCCGATTTAATCGGATCAATCACTCTGCCAGATCATAAGCTGAAGCAAATCAAGCGCAATCTAGGCTATGAAATTGAACTCAAGCAAGAATCACTAAACTTCTAATTAAGAAAATATTATGCATTTAAAAGATATTTTTAACTCTAATGAAATTGAAATTCTTAAGGACGCAATTCAGGAAAAAATAGATGATAGGCAATGGGTTGAATATGAATTTGATCCAGAAAACAAGGAAGATCATTGCCCATCATTTAGCACTGAAGATTTAGAGAATCATTATAATGATTGGCAATTTCATAAAGATATTTTGATAAAATTGGAAATAGGTTGTTAATCAATCAAGGGGCAGAAATGCCCCTATTTTTTTATGCTTTTTCATTACTCACAACCAATTGCAGGCAAGGAAATCATGGAAGATTTAATTCTGTTTTTTGCGGTTTTATTTTTTGGATCAATCATTTCAGGCATCCTTTTTCTTGCTCTCAGCCAGTTGTGTGCAAGGTTTTTTCCTCATTTTTTTAAGTTTTTTGGAGGCTTTAACGTGTTTTTTCTGGTGGCCCGGAATGCCCCGGAAATGACCCGGTAATGCTTCCCGCATTGCCCCGGAATCCCGCAAGGTTCTGGTTTTTTCTATCCTAAAAAGAAAGGTTTTCTTATGCAAACGATCTGCACTCGCTACGTTGAAGCAAGCCTGACAAGGCCCAGACGGATTAAGGCTATAAATTCGTCCAGATCAACGTCAATCATGATCCCACTTTCAGACCCAAGGTTTGACCCGGAAAAGTACAAAGTTTTTAACGTCACCCCGGAATATTTGCACCATAGCATCGCCGCAAGGTTGTTGATGGATAAGCTTGATTGGAAGGGTGAGATGGTAGGTGGCGCATTAAACAACAACGGCACAATTGTATGGGTGTTCACAGGCCGACCATGCCTTCCATTTAATATGGTTTCACCCATGATTGAGAGGTGGTAATGCTGACAGATTTCGCAAAACCAATCACAAGTAAGGCGACCCGAATCGACCTTGAACGCCAGAACGCAAGGCTCAAGAAAGAGCTACGGCAAATGGAAAGTTACGCTAATCGGCTGAAAAAACAGTTAAGCGCAAAGATTAAGGAACTTAAAATCATGGAGAATAATTATGCCCGATAAGAAGGAATTCAGGTGTATGATTTGCGATGAATTGGCTCCTTATAAATTTAGCAGGGATCTGAAAGTCACAAAAAAAATGCGTAAAAAGAATCCAAACTTTGAGCGTATTATTTCAGTTAAAATTTGCTCTGAATGTGAACTCGCCAGAGCTAAGAAAAAGAAGAAAAGGATGTAACCCGACTCAAATCCCCTGCCCGATTATGCCGCAAGCTGAATCAAAGCAGGGGTCCAATCCTAACCGAAAGGTTAGAAATTAACCCTAACACACAACCAATTATGAACAAGAAAAATAAATCTACTCGCAAGCCGGGAGAGACAAGGGGCCGACCCAGTTCAGGCAGAACCGAGTTCGTCACTGTAAATCTTTTGCGGGAAGTCAGGGAATTGACCCGGCGATATTTGTTAAAACGAGAACTTCAGACCGGCGAAATCATGCCGATGTCAACGTATGTCAGCGAAGCGGTTATGGAGAAACTTAACAGGGACAGGGCAGAGCTATGACAAAGAAAAAACAGAATTTTTACAACCGCTTTAAGTTTGCAAGCATCCAGTTGCTTACAAGGAGTGAGTTATACAGCGAGGTCATGAAACTTAGAAGAAAGGTGCATGGTCTTCAGGTGCAAAACGCAAAACTACGCTATCAGCAAGAAAGGTAATATGGAATTACGCAACGTAAAAATTGAAGTGATCAGCGAACCGCAAGTCATCAGCGAAAAATTTAAGAAACAGGAGTTTGTGGTCGTCTATGATGAAAACCCGCAATATCCGCAGTTTGTGAAATTCGAGTTGGTGAATAAGTCGGTCGGTAAAATTGATGGATTTCGCCCCGGAGATGTGGTCGATGTCTTGTTTGACATTAAGGGGAAGAAATGGGAAAAAGATGGGCAGACCAAATATTTCACTTCATTGCAGGCTTGGAAAGTCAGCGAGGTCGGTGAAGCAATTGATTTCGATGAACCTCCAAATTTTGAATAGCACCAATTAGCACCAATTGATTTTGACCAAGAGAAAGGTCGTAAAGCACTGATTTCATTGATCTGCGCCCGTAGCTCAACTGGATAGAGCAACTGACTTCTAATCAGGCGACCTTTCTCTCTCCCCTTGCAAATACAGTCATTCTTAGCTACAACGGATTAGTAGCACCATTTCAGCACCAAAACACCTTTTCACCGAAAGGACGTATGCGACCAGAAGAACGAGTCGCCCCAGTGGTTTCACGGGGTATATGGGTAGGCCGGTTTCACGATTTTAAATCCGAAAAAGGCACTGTTAAGAAAGCCACACTTTGCAGGATTGCAGATGTGGAATATATGACCATGAAAGATGGGTCAAAGAGAAAAAGATCGAAGCGACAAATCTTGAATGAAGTAGAGCGATTATGGACCCAGAAATATCAAGAGCTAAAGCAGGGGGCCTCACGGGGGCCTCATAAAAATACCCGCCTTAAATTTAGCGAAGCGGCCCAAGAATTTCTTGACGCAAAGGCTAAAACCAGAGATCAGAAAACAGTGAATCACTACTCAGATTCTTGCAACCAATTGATTGAGTGCTTGGAGAATGATTTTAATGTTCACAACCCGCCCCGGAATTTTGACACCCAGTTTTGCGATTGGTTGCAGAAAAAAGGGGTTTCCGATGCTTCAGTTAATTCCAGAATCAGAGATGTCCAAGCTTGCTTGAACTGGCTCTTTAAAAAGAAGGTGATTAAGACCAAATATTACCTAGAAAAATTAAGAGCTACTGACCCAACGCCGGGAAGGTTTTCAGGCCAACAGTTGTTGGACATGATTGATTACATGGAACGGCGCATCTATCACCCTAGAGATCAAAAGGAATACAAGCTCGGCGTTGCGATGATGCGAAGCTTTATGATGATGCGATACACTGCGATGAGAGCAGGCGAAGTAAGGGCGTTGCCATTGACCCGAATCCAAGACCAGTTGCATATAGCTGATGTTGAGGAAGAAAATTATCGAGTCAAGGGGCGACAAGAAGCTTATCTGCCAATCCTGCCAGAATTGCAAACCTTTCTGGACAACGACTTGTCAGCAAGAGAACCTAACGAGAAATGGTATTTAGATAATGGACGAGGGGGAATCCACTGGTCCGGGGTTGCCGAGATGGGACGACCCTTTAAAAAGATGTGTGATTTTCTGGGGATAAAAGGGGTGAAACCTTTGCACGGGTTTCGTTCTACGGCAATTTCAAATCTTCTGGATAACGGAGTGTCACCAAGGATTGTTCAGAAGCTTGCCCGGCATACCAAAATCGAAACAACACTTTCCTACCACAACGATACCAACCTCCAAATCGCCCCGCAAATAACGGGGCTGATCTAGTTTATGGCGGCTTTATGCCGCCACTTTTTCTTTAGATTCTTTTTCTTTTTTTTCACGATCCCATTTAAGAACGTCTTCGGCAATACGCCTCTTTTCTTCGCATTCACAACATTTTTTATGATTATGTTTTTTCATGTTCACCCCTTATCTGTGGCGGGTGACGAAAAAGCCATGACCGGCGACTGTTTCTTGCGGGTCTTTTCCAAGTTTTTGATTTCCAAATTTTATTCATAAAGCTCCATTTTTCATGCCCGTTTCGTTTGGGCGTTGTTCATGATTTAGCAATACGTTCCAGAGCAGTGCGGAACGCTTCTATTGTTTTTTCTTGAGAAGCAACCAGTGCTTCTAAATCCGCAATTCGTTTATGCAGATACTCATTTTCTCCCGAAGCGTTACCCGCCCCGGAATCTGCTGAACCATTAAAAACATCTTCCAGACGTTTTAAGTTCTTTTTACTAGGCCGTGAATGGCCTTTTTCCCATTTATAAATACCACTTGCGGGGGCATCTATCTTTTCAGCGAGTTCTTGCCGACTCCATCCGGCTTTTTCACGCTGATCCCTAATTTCATCAGCGTCCATAAATCATTTATAGCTCCGAAAAAATAATTGTTGACAAAGGTTATCCTCTTGGATAATATCATTAATACCTTACAATTTTACAAAAACATTTACAAGTCTTTTTTTATGACTATTAAGGAACTTTTAAGGAACTCAGGTGTCACTTTGCAAGAAGTGGCAGATGGTGTCGGCCTCTCAGTTTCAAAGGTGTGTCAACTTTTGGACGAGGAAACTATCGACTCTGTTCGCCAACATTCGTTGGGTCTAGTGAGGGACAGAACCGAGTTCTTGAGACAGGGGTTGAACGCTATTGAAGCAAAAGAGGGCATTGAAGCCCGGCCCCAACATGACTGACGGATATATCAAACTTCACCGAAAGATCGAAGACGATGAGCTTTGGCTTACCGAGCCATTTACAAAGTCTCAGGCGTGGATCGACCTTATTCTTGGAGCCAACCGATTGCCCGGAAAAGTGATGATCAGAGATATGTCGATTGAGCTAGATACTGGTCAATTAGCATGGTCCCAACTGACCATGTGTAAGAGGTGGAAATGGTCCCGTGGGAAGGTGAAAAGATACCTAAATTTACTCCAAAAAATCGAACGCATTTTGGTACAACCGATAGGACAACACAGTACGCTTCTAACTATCTGTAATTACAAGAAATATCAAGTAGGCAGGACAACAGGCGAAACAAAGACGATACCGCAGGCGGGTCACAAACAAGAAAGTATAGTATTAGGTAGTATTGAAAATAATATTAAAAATAATATTATTTCCCCTACTACCTTGTCGTTTTGCGAAGAAGTGATCGCCGATATAAACCAAACTTGGGGGAAGAAATATCACGTTGAAACATACGAGAAGAAAATCACGGCACTTCAGAAAAAGGGATACACGCTTGAGGATTTTAAAGAAGTACATCGGAAAATGAAAAAGTTGTGGGAGAACAACCCGAAGATGAATAGATACCTCAGACCCAAAACCCTATACGTCCCAGAAAATTTTGATAGCTATGTAAACCTAGACGATTCCGTTCCTGACACTCCGTTAAAGCCAACGAGAGCAAACTTAGATCAACGCAACCGAGATACCGCAGATGCAATCAGAAGAAAATATCTTGGAAGACAACAGCCAAGCGATACTAACCGCCCTGCAAGCGATGTGCGCCAATTACCGGCAGGATCTGACCGAGGACATGATGGCAACATGGAGCGCAGGGCTTCAGGATCTTACACCCAACCAGATAGCAGTAGCGACACTGCGAACAATCAAATCTCTTTCCTGTGAGTATCCACCTTACTTTCCAAAGATCGCTCAGTTCCGTGAGCTTGTTGAAAGGGTTGAACCCGGCGGGGCGTTTCAGTCTCAGCTTAATAACCCGGAATGGAAAGGCTTGCCTGAACCCGATTGGGTCAATGAAGAACGGCATGAATTGGTTAAAAAAAATGTGGGAAGACTCATGGCAATGGTTAAAAGCGGGAAACCGATTAAGAAGGCCATTCCCTACAAGCACACTGGAATTGAAAACGGCAGGCAGTTTGAGTTATGGCGAGATGATGAAGGTTTGGATTGGGTTTATTTCCATGATCACCCGGCTAATAACAGACCAGAGGAATGGAAAACTGAAGCCCCGAAAAGGGAATCAGAAAAAGATCGTTACGAGAGGGTAAAGAGGGCGCATGGATATGAATGAGTTTGTGGAAGCACTCAGAGAAAACACGGAAGAAATGCGGAAATTAAACGAGCTTCTCGGCCCTGCGATTAAGAAGACTGATGCACTTCAAGAGAAACGTGCTGATGTCAAGCAGTTGAGAGCAGGGATTTCAAAACAGTTGGACAAGCTTTATGGCCCTCAAGCTAACTGATTGTCTTTACGAGAATGTGACTGTGAAAAAGCCGTGGTTTGCTCGGCTGGTCGAGGGCCTAAATCCGTTTAAGCCACCCAAAAAGGAGAAAATAATGAACAAGCAAAAGGATAATCATGGTTGATGTCGCTGTCAAGGATTGGTTTGAAATTATCGAAAATATGGAAAACAAGGATTACC